TTACTGTTGAACCTGCTGCTTTCCATATCGAACCATCATATACTCGCATTTCATTTAGAGCAGTATCAAAGTATAAGTCACCAGTGTCTACGTTACTTGTAGGTGCTGTTGCTAATGCTCCGTGATATTGGCCTGTAAAAGTGTCTAACGCTGTTTGTGCTGCTGTAGCACTTGTAGCACTTGCTGTAGCTGAGTTAGCAGAAGCTGTAGCACTCGTAGCTGATGCTGTAGCAGAGTTAGACGAACTTGTAGCAGAGTTGGCAGCATTAGTAGCTGACGTAGCTGCATTAGATGCACTTGTAGAAGCAGCATTAGCTGAACCTGCTGAGGCTGTAGCAGAAGTTGCAGCAGAACTAGCAGAGTTAGCTGCTTGTGTAGCACTATTAGCTGCTGCCGTAGCACTTGTAGCTGCATCTGTTGCAGACCCTAAGATATCATCTACATAACCTTTACGAGTTAATGTATCATCAGTAGAAGGGTTAGATGTACTTGTAGCTTTATTAGCACCTAATGTAATATCACCTGTCATTGTACCACCAGACAAGTTTAGCTTAGTTGCTAAAGCATTAGTCATAGTTGTAGCAAAGTTAGCATCATCATTTAATGCTGCAGCTAATTCATTAAGAGTGTCTAAAGCAGCAGGTGCAGAATCAAGCACAGAGTCAATCTGAGCGTCTACATAAGCTTTTGAGGCTGCATCAGTACCATTGACAGGGGTAGCTACAGAAAGTGTCCCAGTGACGCTCCAGTTGCCTGTAACGTTACCTGAAGCTAGTGTAGTAACACCATCAACGTTAAGAGTACCGTCTAAGTCTGTAGCACCAGTAACATTTAGTTGAGAAGGGTATGTACCAAGTTCTACGATAGTACCTTGGTTGTTTGTAAAGATTCGTTTATCTACTGTATTAACAGCAAACTCACCTGTAACGATGTCAGATGTAGTTGGAGCTGCTCCTGCAGTTGTTGAGCTTTTGATTAGTATTTTTGTAGGCATTTTCCATTCCTATTTTGGTGGGGAACAATGTAATATTGTTTTCAAATAGACTCTCGTTAGAAAGCCTATAAAAAAACTAAAGAGCCCCGAAGGACTCTAAAGGTTTAGACCTAAGCTGGTAATGCGATTACAAAACCAGTTTCAGGACGTAAAGTTTCAACACCGTAGATAGTGTCAGAAGTGAACAAGTCAGCTAAGTACTCTTGCTTGTACTGAGTCTGTGAACGAACACCTAACTGTTCAGCTAGTACGAAAGTATCCTTGTGCATTAAGAAAGCACCACGAACACCTGACTCTAAAGTAGGAGCGTTGTTAGTAACATAAACATCAACACCGTATAGAGAACCGATAAGACCAGTGTTTACACCTTGACCATTTACGAAGTCAGAGCTGTTATAACGGTCAATACCTAAGATATCACGACGAGCTGAAGGAGGAATAACTAGTACACGACCATCCATAGGAACGTCTGCATCATCCATCTGCTTGATAGCTTCACGGAAAGCTAAGTCAGAGAAAGTACCGATATCAGCAGTACCATCAGCATCATAAGCTTCTAAAGCACCAGTTGAAGCATTGATTTGGTAAGAGTTACTATGAACCCAAGAAGAACCATTACCATCACCTAAGCTTTTACCTAAAGTAAATAGGTCATTGTCAATCTGTGTAGAAAGAGCATAACCAGCATCTTCAGTGTAGAAACGACGCATTGAATCAAGAGCCTGAACATCAACAATATCTTCAATCATACGTGAATATTCATAGTGCTTGTCAACTGTAACAATTACTTCTGACTCAACATCTGCCTGGATAGTTACTGCTGTGTTAGCTGCTTTAACAGAAGCTGAACCACGAGTAGGCTTAGGAATGTGAAGTGCATCACCTTTCTTACCAACCATTGACATTTTGTTTACAAGGTTTGCTAGTACAAGGTTTTTCTTGTATGCTGCAACGATTTCATCTGACCATAGTTCAGGAATAAACTTGTCAGCATTAGTTTTGTTTACGACAGAGGTTGAACCTCCAGGATAAGCTACTTTAGCCATTTTTTAATCTCCAAATATATAAAATTATTTTACTCTCCCTTCTGCGTAAGCTGCTCTGATTTCAGGCATTAAGGCTTCATAGCGAGAAGGGTTAGTGTGCATCAGTTCAATAATATCAGCTCTACGATAGATTTTACGAGAACTTCTTTCACCTGACCCATTTGATGTTCCTGCAGATGCTGTCTTAACTTGCTGCTTACGTTGAACCTTTTCAGCTTCTACTGTAGTCTTTAACGTACCTTGACGTTCTTTCCACAATGTAAGCAATTCATCTGCAGCATCAAAGTCGTAGTTAGAATCTGCTTCTTTTAAAAGCCTAGTACGAATCTTTGATTTACCAACCCATTCTCCAAAGTTAGAGTCCTGAACAATGTTCATGTAATCAGGGTGTGTAGACTTTAACTTAGCTAAGATAGTTTGTTGTTTTAGCTCAGTTGAAAGTGCCTCTGACTGTTTGATACTAGGGTGGTTGTTAAGAAGCTTCTCTACAGCATTTTTAGGGTCTGAGAAAAAATCAGCTTCGTCAAAATCTTCTAGTTCTGCGGGGGCGTTGTTTTGTGCCGTTTGCGTCTTAATGAAGTCGTCTACAACTCGTCTGAGTTCACCTACTTCCTGTCCTTGTTTGCCTAACAACTGTTCAGCATTTTGGTGCATTGCAACAATATCTTTAATGTCTTTGTTACGATACTTCTCAGGAATAGCTTCCTCTTCAGGTTGTTCTTGAATCACCTCTTCTTCTTCAGGTTGCTCTTGTGAGTCATCAAAAGAATGTAGTTCTTCATCATTTTCTAGTTCTACTTCGTCTAGACGTTCGTCTATAATATTTGCCATATCATTTCTCCGTGCTTAAAGCATTGTGAAGATTAAAATTAAATCGTTGGTCTGAATCCTGTTAGCCCACCTTACAGTTCTTCAGAGTATCCATCGTTGATAGAAGCATAGGCTGCTTCAATGCCTTGTTCAAAACTAAGCATACGGCTTAGGATGCCTCGTTCACCTTTAGCTCGGTGTAGTTCCTCTATAGTTTCATAGTGTTCTATCCTATACGACGAATAGATGTCTTTTAAATCTTTAGTGAACTGTTTCCAACCATCAGTTAAGAATAAGTCAAAATAAGTTTCGTAATACTTCTGTTCTTCTTGAGTCATGTGTTCTCCCTTTCGGCACTTGACCTATTAATTATAAAAAAGCTTACATTACATAAGCTTTATAATAGATAGTATACCACAAGTAAGCTGATTTGTCAAGCTTTATTTTGTAGTTTTTGTAACTCTTTTTACAGGAGTCTTTTCAGGAGCTTTCTCCAAGGCTTCGATACGTTTTTCTAACTTACCAAAAGCTTCGTTTACTTGCTCTACAATCTTTTTCATTTCTGTTTGTGTCATCATTATTCCATGTTCTCCATAGGTGATGGTGGTTGCATTGGCATCTCAGGACTTTGCATTGGTGCTTGCATAGGTTGAGGTGCAACTGTGTTGTTTTCCATTTGTTTTTCTTTTAGCAATAACTCAGCTACTTTATAACGTCTTTCAAACTCTTTGTCATCTGCATCTCCTGTATCAAGGTTAGTTGATACAGCTTTAATACGAGATGTCTCAGCGTCATAAGATACGTATGTAGCTTCTGTTTTATACTTCTCTGCTCTTGCTGCTGATTCTGCTGCTTGAGCCTGTAATGCTGCTGTAGTAGCTTGTTCTTTAGCAAGCTGTACTTGTAACTGCATTTGTTGTGCTTGTTGAGCTTGTGGGTCAGGTTGATTAGATTGTTTAAGTCTAGCAATCATTTCCTCACGGTTAGATAAGTTCATGTTATCTACAATGGACTCAATTAACATTGGGTACATAGGACTTTCTGGACTCATTGTTTGCAGTAACTGTACTAGCTGTGTTACTTCATACTCACGAGCAATAATACCTAAAGAAGAGCTAGGGCAGAACTTATAGTCCTTAACAGGATAAACTTCAGGGTTAAACTGCATATAACGCCAAGCTGTCTTTGTAACCATTGGTAGTAAGAACAACTCCTGGAAGTTAATCAATGTACGTTTATGTCTCTTGATAATAGCACCAAGACCCATAGAGATACCTGCTGCTGTACCTTCACCATTAATAGCACCAGGAACACCTGCTGTATCAATAGCACCTGTAGCTTGCTGTACCATATTCTGTAAGGTAGATGTCTGAGCAAAACTTGTTTGGTCTAAACCTCCAAACTTAAATGGTTGTAGGATTTCTGCAGGATTACCGTTAGTCAGTAACATCTTGCCAGGTCTAATCTCAGGCTTCATACCACGAGGTAAACGAGAAGCATCAATAGCCATCATAGGATGAATAGTAAGAGCTAAGGCATCAATACGAGCACGTAGTTCTGTGTCTAGTGCTTTCTGACTGTTATAACCTTTCTCACATACACCTCGACCCCAGAAGCGAGAAGGAACTACATCCCAAGGGAAAGCTACAACAGGTCTATCTTGCATCATGTATGGGTTTTCTTCAATCTTTAATAATTGACCACCATTAGCAATAACTACAACTGCTTCAATGTACTTGCTTCCAGTACCTTCTTCTTTCTCTGTAAGTTCTACAATCTCATCTTCTTCATCTTCTTTTAAAGCTTCTTCATAAAGCTCACGAGGAATAAGACCATAGTACTTAGTAAGACGTACTTTATCATCAGGATAAGCACTTAGCTCTTGGTCAGGCTCTAAGTCATAGTCCCTAGATGCTGTTTCAATGTCTACATCAAAATAGATACCTTTCTCAATATCTTGTTGTACTTGATGTAATGGTACAAACTCATCAATAGCTACACCTAAAGCATCTTCAATAGAAGTAGCAACAGGGTCAATCAAGAAGTTTTGAGGTAACACTGGACGTAGCTTAACAACTACTCTATCTGTAGTCTCTACACCAATAGCTTCTAGCTCACCATCCATGATAGGCTGTGTAGCAGGTTTAAGTTCCTTAACTTCTTCTAGAACAATCTCACCAATACCTGTACCATAGATAGCAGCATTTAAGATACACTCTGCTACTTCTTTTCTAGTCTTAGTAAACTTGAAGTCTTCAGTTAATTGATTACGTAGGAATTGAATGTCATTGTTTTGACCTTCTGTCTTTTCTTTATAATCATCTTCAATGTCAAACCATTTACCTCTACCAAAAGTAGCTTCTTCTACTTCTGCTACACTACTCTCAACTGCTTGTTGTAGTGCTGGACTGATAATCTTAGAGCGTTCACTGTTTCTCATAGAGTCTTCAGCTGACCAAATACCTCTCCACAGTCTGTAGTACTCTTCATGCTTCTCTGCATAGTTAGAGTCATAATGGTCTCTCCAACTATCGCACTTATCAATTACCCATCCTTCAACAGACTCTTGTATGTAATCTTTTTCCATTTTTAATCCTTAAGTTAATATCCTGCTATGCTGTCTAACATTTCGTAGTCATCGAAGTCGTACTCTTCATAATGATAAGGTACTTTAGCTAATTGGTCAATGTAAGCCAAGGAGTCAATTAAATCGTCATGTACCAATGGGTTAGGGAACTGAAACAATTGGTCTAGGAATGTACTATTCCATTCACCTTTATTTAAAGAAACATAACCGTTTTCAAATCTACCTTGTAAAGCCCAAACAATACGGTCAGTCTTTTTCTTGTTACCGTGTGTTAATTCTTCTACTCTAAAGAACTTCTGCTTTCTTTTCTGTATATCCATCAGAGGAGACATTACAGCTTGTTTAGCAATACCTTTCTCAATACCTACAGCTACAGGTTGATACCTAGCAACTGCATTGAATATCTTATCTGCTGTAGTCTTTAAATCCCAACGTCCATGAATGATATTAGCTATCCACCAACCATCTTCATTTACTTTTACTACAGAAATAGAGGTACTATCTAGTCTACTGCTCTTACCTTGAGAGATACTCTTAACATCTTCAAAACCTGCCAAATCCACTGCAATGTAATAATCACCAATGTCAGGTTCTTCTTCATCAACTCTAACCCACTCTTCCTTAAATAACTCACTACCAAGTGCTTCAAAGGAGGCTAAGAACTCTTGTCTAAAAGCATAACTAGACATAGACTTTTTAGCTACATCAATCTCTGATGGGTCTAACAATGGGTTATCATAAGAGGTAAAGTGCCAAGCTTTATAAGTCTCATCTTCACTAAACTCACCATACTGATACAAGTCATAGAAGTGGTTACGACCCATAGGTGTACCAATAAACATTGCATCACCCTTTTGGTCAGCTAGGGCAGGTCGTAGGATTGTCTCCCAGACCTCTGGCTTCATGTCAGCATACTCATCCATGACAAGAAACTTTAGACTTACACCACGCATTGTTTCAGGTCTATCAGCCCCTTTTAAGGAGATTGTAGCACCATTTACCAGTGTAATTTGTAGGTTATTAATATGACTAGATTTAATGATAGGGTGTGCTAACTCTAACAAAGTAGCCCACATAATGTCTCTAGCTTGACCCTGTGTAGGAGCTACATAGAACACATGACCTTTATTTGCTTGTAGAGCATATATGATTAACATCCATGCTGCTAACCTAGATTTACCTGTACGTCTACCTGCAGCAATAATTTTAAAACGTGTTTTATCATTAAATACTTTTTGTTGCCAAGGAAGCAGTTCAACCTGTAAATCAGCCATCTTTATCTACTACCTCAAAGTCTGTTGATTCAATAATGGTATCATCCTTCTCAGGTTGTTTAGAACCTATATGAATCTCTTCTCCACCAATACCACTGATACTGATGTTAACAGCAGCTTTATTACCACCATCTTTGTCTTTATCAAAGTAAGACACAGGTAACAATCTATCCATAAGTAGTTTCCAAGCTGCTGCCTGATTCTTATGGTCATCATTCAGTGCAGCATCAAGTATAGAGTCCATAACCTTTCTACTCTTTGGACTAGCTAACAATCTAGCTTTATACTCAGCTATAGCAGCGGCTTCTCCAGGAGGTCTACCTACCTTATTCCTCTTAGTCTTGCTTTCAATAAGCTTTTTAGGAGGTCTTCCTCTTCTTTTCTTTACAGGAGCTTCTATAGCTTCCTCTTTCTTGTCTTGCATCATAGCTCCTTTAAGAGTTGTTATGAAGGTAACAATAATAAAACAATATTATTCTGGTGTAGTCCTTAAACAGGTCTTGTTTAGTCTTATACATTGGTATACATCTAAACAGTATCTGTTTAAGCTTATATAGTTAGATTATTATAATAATATTAATATAAAAGTTATGTTGTAAACACTTCTCTGTGTCCTATCTAAGTCCTGTTCATCTTTTTTAATAACTTTACAAGGAATATTATATCATATGTTTGTCTATTTGTCAAGTGTTATTTTAAAGATAATTTGTAAATAGTTTTATTGTTCTTTTACCTATAAAAGCCTATAAATAATTTCCTTTTTAATTTCAAATACTTAGTTTATAACAATAAAAAGTAATTAAATGAATTAAATAAGCCTAAATAAGACCTATGCAGTACTGTAAGTTAGTTAATACACTGCTTAAGACCTGTTTAGGACACTGCTTAAGACCTGTTTAGGACACTGCTTAATACCTGCTCAGTCTAAATAATACTAAACAAGACTAAGCAATCCTCTTCTTTTTTCTTAAATACTCTCTTTTGCAAGATTAGGGTGTCCTACTCCTTTCTTAAATACTCTCTTTTGCAAGATTAGGAGGCAACTGTTAATAAATAGACTACAGAGTTCCTCCCCCCGCCCCTAAATAATCCTAAACAATCCCTAAATAAGCCTGAATAACCTGTCTAAGTGGTGTTCTATCCCTATTTAGGGCTGAATAAGCTGGTAAAGTGGTGTTGTATCCCTATTTAGGTATCTGTATAGGTTCTGTATAGGTATTGGATAGGTTCTGTTTAATCTGTGTGGGTGAAGTGTGAAGGTTTGAGTAGGTGCTTATATAGTCATTAGACAATAGCCTATAGAGTCTTATAGAGTCACTATACAATCATTCTATAGTATTGCATACCCTTGCACCTTATCGGCTTGTATAGGCTTTCCTATGGCTTTATAAATTAATTTAAAAATAATTGAACAATAGTGTTGACAATGTTTTTAAAGTCTATAGAATACGTACTCAAGAAGCAACGAAAGTTTTCTTGCTTCAGTTCTTTAACAAGTTGATTAGGTAACACTCAAGGGCTTTT